TAATCAAATTAGACAATTAGATCTTTATAGAAAAAATATTATGTCTAGTAAAAATCCTGACTTCACAGATTTTATACCAAGAGAACAATTAGGTATTCCAAAAAAAGATGCAGCAGAATTTAAAGGTTTTGAACCTAAAGTTATTGAAGGTGGTAAAGGTAAAACAAAACCAGGAAGTAAAATTGATTACGATAAGATGGAAGAGTTTCTTGGTGTGAAGTTACGTGGTGATGAAACGTTTGAAGAATTATTAGAGATTGAAAGAAAAAACAAAATAAAAAAATTTGAACAAGATAATGATAGAGCATTAGAAGATTTAGTTGATGATGCAGGTGGCACAAAAGAGGGTGCAGAGTTTGATGATGAACCTTTTGATGCTGCAGGTGGTGGACTTGTTAGTTTGATTGAAAGGTTAAGAAGAAAATTTGGTAAGAAAGCAATTACAACTGCAGACAAAGTAGATCGTCCTGCTAAAGCTAAATTAAAAAAAGAGTTTGAAGACTTTCAAACAAGAAACAAACAACTGACTGATGAAGATATTGAAGACTATGAACTAGAGTTAGGTGATGCAGAAACTTGGTACGAATCAGGTATGACAGTTGCTGATGCTGAAAAACTTGTAGCAAATAGAAAAGCATATGAAGCTCAAATGTTAGTAGATTACAAAGCAGGTAGACTCGATCCTAAACGAGGAGAACCAGGAAGAAGAGAATATTTAGAGAGAAAACTGCAAGAAGCTGAAATGAGTGGTGACAGTAGATTAATAGATCCAGATGAATTAGATGAGTTAACAGATATTGAATTTAGAGAAAGAACCATGAATGCAGAAGGTGGCATCGCTACAATGTTCAGACCTAAAAGAGAGAAGTTTATCTTTGGTGGTGGTGTAGGATTAAAAGGTTATCTTAAAATGCTAGCAGAGGGTAGAAAAACTAGAAAAGGTAAACCAATGAAAGGTTCTGATGTTTTAGGACAAGGTAATCCAAAGTCACAAGTTCCGCCAGCCGCGAGACCTTTTATTTCTGACAGAGATAAATCAGAAATGAAAAGACTTAGAATAGCACAATTAGAAAACGTTCTTGAAGGATTAAAAGAAGATAGAAAATTTTTATTAAGCTATGAAAAGATGGCCAACTTATTTCCTGAAGTAAATAAATTAAGTTACAATATGATGGATGATTTTTTAGGTCCAAAACACAAAGAAAGATTTAAGGGTCTTACAACAGAAATGTTAGACAAAGAAATATTACAAATAGAAAACGTATTGAAGAATTTAAAAGTAGGCAAGGACAAACGAGCGTTAAACGCGGACGGTGGTAGAATAGGTTTTGATAAAGGAGGCATATTTGGATCAGGATCTGTTCCCTCTGATGTTATTGATTCAGACTTATTAGATATAGGTTTTGATAATTTAACTTTAGATGAAATAAGAGATATATTAAATTCTATTGGTGTAGATAAAAAAGCAGATGGTGGACTTGCTACCATGTTCAGACCTAAACTAAAAGATGGTGGACCACCTAACCCTGGTCGTAGAACTTTTATGAAACTTATGGCGGGTCTAGCCTCGATACCCATTGTAGGTAAAATATTTAAACCTGCTGCAACAGTAAGTAAAGTTGTACCATTAAAAAATACAACAACAGTGATGCCAGATTGGTTTCCAAGTTTTGTAGATAAAATGGTGACTAAAAATGTTGGAAATAAAATAGATGCTGATGTTATGTTGTACAAAGATAAAGAACTTCCAGGTGTTGAAGTTTATAAATACGACGACGGTAGAATAGAAGTTCAAGGTAAGAATGGTTACGATGCAGAGTACGATATAAATTATACACCGCCAGGATATGAAGTTATAGATCCTGTAAAAGGTAAAGTTGTTAAAACACCAGGAGACTTTGAGGCAAATGATACAGTATATAGAATGACAGATCCAGATGGTGGTTTTGATGCTGATGGTGAGGTTGTAGATAAAATAGATGATATCTTAGGTGGTAACTCCACACAGCTAGAAGGTTATGCAAAAGGTACAGGTGAAGTTAAATATACACCAGGTCAAAGAAGAATAGATGAAGCAGAAGCTATAGGAGACAGAGCTGATGATGTTACTCCGTATAAAGATGTGGATCCAACAGATTTTGCCAAAGGTGGTTTAGCAACAATGTTTAGGAAGAAATAATGAGTATTTTTGAAAGTATACCTGATAAATTAGGTGGTGGTAAACCAAGAATAACAAAAGAGCAGTTAGAAAAATTTTTACTTAAGTCTAAAGATATAACAGATCAACAATTAGCAGATAAGTTAAATAAAAAATTTACTACCATGCGAGGTAAAGAATTTAATGCTGACAATATTTTTCCAATAAGAAGAGATTTGGGAATTGAGACAACCGTATATAAAATGTCTCCAGAAAAAGCTAAACAAATTGAAAAAATATCTAACTATGTAGCAGAGCAAGTTAAACTAGCAAATGAAGGCGATAAATTTGTTGGTCCAGTTGATATTGCTAAAAAAACTTTTAAAAAATTTAATCTTACACCTCAAAAAGGTGTGGCTGATAAAAAAACAGGAATAGTTCCAAAAGCTCAAGCTGAAGGAAGATTTAGATTAGATCCAGGAACATATCCGGCTATAAAAAATTTACAAACAGCAGAGGAAAAAATTGACAGCGTTTTAAAAAAAATGCTTTTAGACGATAAACCTTTAGGTAACCTTTGGTACAGAGAACTTTCAAAAAAGACAGGATTTACTAATGAAAGCATTAGTAAGTTATTTAAAAAAGGAAATATTTTAACATACAATAAAATAAAAGACGAAGGCGCTGATTTCTTAGTTAAAAATTTTAGTAAAGCAAAAAATTTTGATTTTTTAAAAGAGTTATCTTTTTCTGATCAATTATCTCAAGCTTCTGAAATGATAGAAGGAAGACCAATTATAACTTATGGTAAACAAGCTAAGTTTGTTGAACCTAAATATAATGTTATGAATTTCGCATTTCGTAGTTGGGAAAAAAATGAAGGCAAAGGTCCTATAAAATTTTTTGATAAAAAAACTAATAAAGAAATAACGTGGGATTATGGAAGAAGAATAAAAGGAGCAAAGTCTTATTTTACTTATAAAGGAAAAAAATTTGATTTACAAAATTTAACTGACACAGCTTTTATAAAAAAGAGTTTTCCAGAGGTATATGAAAGAACAGTACAAGCCGCTACTTTTGGAAACAAAAAAATAGATAATCCTTTTAAACCTGGTTCTAAAATAGAAATAAGAAAATTGGTTAAAAAAATACAGGTTGATGGTTATGGTTGGAGACCTAAAACAAGCACCATAGATATTTTACATGGAGAAGGTGGAGTTAAAAATGAACCTTTTACAAACTTAAGATACAACACCAGAGATATTAATTCAGTGGAAGCTAGTTTAACAAAAAAATTAAATGCTAAAAACCCTGATGTAAAAATTTCAAAACAAACATACAATAAAGCTATGAATGAATTAAATTCTGCTTTTTTAACATCAAATAAAAGTGAATATGATCAAGCTATTATTAATAGATTACAGAAACAATCTGAAAAAATTAAGAAAAAAATGTTTTATGGTATATCAGATTTAACGAATAACATAATTCAAGGAGTAGAAAATTTACCTAATCAATCTAAGATTAAAATTTGTCGAGCTTTGAAAGGACAAAAATTAGGTGGCATAACTCAATCTTGTGAAGTAGCGATGAAACAAGACCCAGCAAAAACCGCAACTATTGTTGCAGAGGAAATTGATTCTCTTCCTAATAAAACACCTGAGATTATTAAAACAGGTAGAGCTGCAAGAACATTAGCAACAACAGCAAGGTCCTTTTTAAAAGGAACAGGTCTTACAATTGCTGGTGAGATTCCGTTTGAAGCAGCAGCTGCGGTTAATCCATTTAAGAGAGGAAAACCAGGAACAGAGATAATTGAAGAGAGTCTTATTGCACCTATTGCTAGTGCATTTGGTGGTGAGAGTGGAACTCCTTATGGTATAGGAAAAGATTTAAATATTCAAAGACTAGAAGAATTTGTAAATAATACTGGTCAAACAGGCGCTCTTGATTTTTATAACTATTATAAAAATCAAAATACATTAGATCAACTTAATGAAAAATTAGAAAGAACAGATCCTGAAGATCCTTCTTATGGTATGCTTTTAAATAAAATAGACAATTTAGATAAGATTATAGAGAGTACACCAGAGCCTACTAATGAACAAGGTAATGAGTTTTTTACATATATTCAAAGAAGGGCTGGTACTTTTGAAGCTAATAAAAAGAAAAGAGGTCAATATGGTAATATGCTTGTTGAAGGAACAACTCAAAAATCTGTTTCAGATGCAGCAAGTGAACTGAACCCATATTTAGGAGGTGCTTTAGATATGTTTCTTACAAGTGAAGATCCATATCAATATGGTCCGTACGGTCTTAAACCAACTCAAAGAAGAAAATTAAATAGAGATCCTGAGTTTAAAGAAGCAATTGAAGATTACACTAAACGACAAAATTTAAATATTATGTATCCGACTACAGGCACTTTTGCGAAGGGCGGATTAGCTAATTTAACAACAACAGTAGCGCCACAATCTGGCCCAAATTCAAAGGGCTTGGAAAGTCTTAGAAAATATGCTACTAAAACATATTAGGGAGAAATCATGGCAGAGATAGAAAAGGGTTTACCAAACGAACCTGAATTGAAAGTTGAAGACGTTGCTGTTGATACAGTAGTCGAAGATATCAAAGAAGAACCAAAAGAAGTAGAAGTTACAGAAACCGCAGATGGTGGTGCAGAGATTTCATTTGACCCAAATGCTGTAGATCCTGTTTCAGACTCACACTCACAAAATTTAGCAGAATTACTAGATGATGCAATATTAGATCCTCTAGGTTCTCAATTAGTTTCAGATTATAAAGATTATAGATCTTCAAGAAAAGATTGGGAAGACACATATAGAAATGGTTTAGATCTTCTTGGTTTTAAATATGACAGAAGAACAGAACCATTTAAAGGTGCATCAGGTGTAACACATCCTGTTTTATCTGAATCAGTTACACAGTTTCAAGCACAAGCTTACAAAGAATTACTACCAAGCGATGGTCCTGTAAGAGCACAGATACTAGGACTGCAAACACCACAAAAACAAGATCAAGCAAATAGAATTAAAGATTTTATGAATTATCAGATCATGGACCAGATGAAGGAATATGAACCGGAGTTCGACCAAATGTTGTTTTACCTCCCTCTAAGCGGGTCAACTTTTAAAAAAGTTTATTACGATGAACTTTTGGGTAGGGCGGTCTCTAAATTTATACCTGCCGATGATCTGGTAGTACCCTACTCAGCAACAAGCTTAGACGATGCGGAAGCAGTCGTTCATGTCATAAGAATGTCAGAGAACGATTTAAGAAAACAACAAGTATCAGGTTTTTATAGAGATATTGAATTATCAAATCCTTATATGGAAACTGATGACATCACAAAAAAAGAACAAGAGATAGAAGGTGTAAAACAAACTAAACAAGATGATATTTTTACTTTGTTAGAGTGTCATGTTAATTTAGATCTTGAAGGTTTTGAAGATACAAAAGATGGTGAATCAACAGGTATCAAACTTCCTTATGTTGTAACAATAGAAGAAGGATCAAAATCAATTTTATCTATAAGAAGAAATTACAAAGAAGGTGATCCTAAAAAAACTAAAACAAATTATTTTGTACATTTTAAATTTTTACCAGGTTTAGGATTTTATGGTTTTGGATTAATTCACATGATTGGTGGATTATCTAGAACTGCAACTTCTGCATTAAGACAATTATTAGATGCAGGAACATTATCTAATTTACCAGCTGGATTTAAATCCAGAGGTATAAGAGTTAGGGACGATGCACAACCCTTGCAACCTGGAGAGTTTAGAGATGTAGACGCTCCGGGTGGCAACATTCGTGATCAGTTTATGACACTACCTTACAAAGAACCATCAGCGGTTCTTTTACAATTATTAGGTATAGTTGTTGGAGCAGGTCAACGTTTCGCGTCTATTGCAGATATGCAAGTGGGCGATGGTAATCAAAGAGCTGCAGTTGGAACAACAGTAGCATTGTTGGAGCGTGGATCGCGAGTAATGTCAGCAATACACAAAAGATTATACGTTGGTCTAAAACAAGAATTCAAATTACTTTCTGATATATTTAAAACATACCTACCACCAATTTATCCATATGATGTAGTTGGAGGAGCAAGAGAAGTAAAAATTACAGACTTTGATGACAAAGTAGATGTGTTACCTGTAGCTGATCCAAACATATTTTCACAAACACAGAGAATATCTATGGCTCAAACACAATTACAATTAGCACAATCAAATCCACAAATTCATAATTTGTATCAAGCATACAGATCTATGTACGAAGCCATCGGTGTAAAGAATATTAACGCAATATTACCTGCACCTGCTCAACCAACCCCTATGGATCCTGCCATGGAACATATTCAAGCTATTGCAGGGAAACCTTTTCAAGCTTTTCCTGGTCAGGATCACAGAGCACACATTGATGCGCATTTAAATTTTATGCAAATCAACATGGTTAGAAATTCACCTATAGCCATGGCTTCAATGCAAAAAAATATACTTGAACATATTGCTTTGATGGCACAAGAACAGGTACAATTAGAGTTCAAACAAGAATTAATGGAAGTTCAACAGTTACAACAAGCTGCAATGAGTGATCCAATGATTGGACAACAAGTAAAAATGACTTTAGAAAAAATAGAATCAAGAAAATCTCAACTTATTGCAGAAATGACAGCAGAATTTGCAAAAGAAGAGAACAAGATTACTTCACAATTTGATTCAGACCCACTATTGAAGCTAAAATCTAGAGAAGTTGACCTTAGAGCAATGGAAAACGAGAGAAAAACCAAAGAAGGTGAAGAAAAGATTAATTTAGACAAAGCAAGAGCCATGATGGATCAAGAATTTAAGGAAGAAAAGCTTGAACAAAATGAAAAATTAGCTAAACTAAGAGCTGGAGTATCACTTGCAAAGTCTGGAGCAGGTAATACAGTTATAGGAATAGAAGATTAAGGAGAAAATATGAAAAAAATAAAAAATAGCGAAAAATCTGGTGTAGATCATAGTCAGTTTATCAACAAAGACGGTTACAGAACTGGTGGAGTTGAAATCGAGACTACAAATGCAACAGAAACTCAAACATTCCCTATTAAAGGTCAAAAAGGAATGTTAGCTGAGAAAAAAAGAAACGCAAAACTATATTAATTATGGCTTGGTTCAGTTTAGCTAAGATAGCGCTACAAGCGGGTAGCAAAATTTATACTAACAGACAAAAAACTAAGATGGCTATGTCTGATGCACAACTAATGCACGCAGAAAAAATGGCTCGAGGTGAGGAAACTTACCAAGGCAAATTGTTAGAAGCTAGACAAAACGATTATAAGGACGAATTTGTGCTTGTAATAATTTCGGCACCTATTATAGTGCTCATGTGGGCAGTAATGTCAGACGACCCGGCTGCTATGGAAAAAGTAAAATTATTCTTTGAATATTTTCAATCTCTTCCGAGCTGGTTCACTAATTTATGGATACTTGTAGTTGCAAGTATTTTTGGTATAAAAGGAACACAAATATTCCGAGGAGGAAAAAAATAATGGCAAGTAAATATTACAAAGCATATAAATTTTTAACAGGTGGAAAAAGCAGACCTGGTATTGTAGGTGTTAAACCTAAATCAGGTGGAGTTGTAGATGAATTCAAATCAAAAAAATTAAAAAGTCTTGGTAAAACTCAAAGAAAATTAAAAGCTCAAGATAAAGGAATGGATGAAGCAATAGAAGCCGCTAAGAAAAAAGGTCTATCTAGAAAAGATACTGTTAAAGGTAGAAAATTTCAAAGAGACAATAGAAGAGCCCAAAGAGAGGGCGACAAACTTAGAAAAGATGTTTTAAGAGTTGGTAAAGCTAAAGGTGGTAAAGTTGATGATAAGAAAAAAACTAAAAAACCTTTAGGTGGAAAGTTAAAAAAACCAAGACCTGGTTCTTATGATTATCAATTACAAGAAACTATGAAACCTCCTTACAAAAGAAAAGAAATGGAAAAAGGTGGTATGCCAGAAACAGACAAAGAAAGACAACGTAGAATACTTGAGTCAGTTAAGGAAAAACGTAAAAAAGATAATCCTAAAAGAAAAATGACACCTGAAAAACTTGAAAAAGGAGCAAAAGAATTTTTCCAAAAGAAAAATAGTGACGACGCTCAACTACTAAAAAAAGGTGGTTCAGCATTAAAACCTGTAGATAAGAAAAAAAATCCAGGTTTAGCAAAATTACCAACACAAGTTAGAAACAAAATGGGCTACATGAAAAAAGGTGGCAGAGTTAGAAAATTTGGCGGTGGTAAAAAATAATGGCTGGCCCAGGTTTATACGCAAACATACATGCTAAAAGAAAACGTGGTGGTAAGATGCGTAAGAAAGGTGCAAAGGGTGCACCAACAGCAGCTAACTTTAAAAGAGCTGCACAAACAGCGAGAAAAAGATAATGGCTAAACTTTGTCCAAAAGGAAAAGCAGCAGCGAAGCGAAAATTCAAAGTCTATCCCT